AGTTTTACACCCTCACCAATAAGTGAAGATGCAATCTTACCCATGGGTGTTCCGAGGATTTTTGCTTTACCGATAAAGTTAGATCCGTTCTCTTTCAGAGAAACAATCTTATGGGATACTCTATCGAGATTAACGGTAGGACCATCGGGGTGACCAAGTTCCCCAAGTGCTCTACCTGCAACAACATGATTTTCGCTATATCTTTGAACTTCGCGGCGCAGTGTTTCCATAGGATACATGCGACCATTACGGTTTTTAATATTACCTTGCAGGAAGACCCCTTCGATATAAAGAGACTTCTTACCGTTTCGTTCTTCAACGATAAAATCTACTGACTCAATTTCTTCTCTAATCAGTTTCATCAGGATGGTCCTCCAGCGGTTTGAATTTGTTGTGCATAAAACATTCCGGTTCCAGCAATTGCTTCTGCAGATACTTTAAATTGATCTCTTAGTTCTGCATACTGGAAATTAAATGCTGTTTTAATTCCAGAAGTATTTGCATTCAAAGTGATACGAGTATTATGGAAACCACTAAATCCTGCTGTGTTATTAACGGAAAGAACTCCTACATCAGTAATAATACCGACGTATGCATTAGCAAGAGTGCCGACAGCATGATGTGCTGTGCTATTAATGGTGAGTGAAACAATATCACCAACTTCAAATGGAGAACCAGTTCCCTCTGGAAAATCGATAGTCGTCGTTGTTCCTGTAGTAATTGCAACCACTCTTTGTGAAGAAGGTCTTCCAATGGAAAGAATTTCTGGTTCACCAGTAATTACAACAACATCTGTAGTCGTAGCAGTTGGATTAGTTCCGACAGCAACATGAGCAGCTGCACCAGTAGCAACTACTCTAATATATTCAGATTGGTGTGAAATAAACGACGAAACCGCCGCCGCTCCACTAGTGGCGAAACTAATACCACTTCCTACAGGTTTTAACGCCATTATTCCTTAAAGTTCATTTATAATAGTTATTTATAATTACTCTTCAGCATCTGAAGTATCTTCTACTTCGCTATCAATTTCTGCATCGATTTCATCATCTCCAAATACTGCATTTGCAGCATATGGACGGAAAGCATCAACCCTTTCTGCTGCTTTAGAGTAAAGAATATCCTTGATTTCATCACTAATTTGTGATGGTGATTCATCATTCACGATAGCATCTAATAGGTCTTCCATTTAAAAATTGTATATGAGTAACTAATATATTTATATTTCCCCACCCTTGGGTAGTTCTGGCGCTTCTGTTGCAGACCCATCTGCCTCAGGTTCCATGACTGGAGCACCTAAATCCATACCGGCAGCACTTTCAAAAGGTTGACCCGTAGCAGGATCAATGGTCGCAGGATCAGGAATTTTTCCTTCTTTGATTTCTTTTTCAATCAATTTATCTTGTTCGATAATTTCTATGTCGGTTTGACGCAGAATCTTACGACGAACATAATCCTGAGAGTAATACTTACCAACGTATGGTTCTGCAGTTGCTGCAAGAGTCAATCTCTCATTCATGAGTTCTGCTTCTTTCAGTTCTGAGAAGTGATTATCATACAGGAAGTCATATTGAATGTGCTCACTCATAGACTCCCAATCTTCAGGAGTAATTACATTTTTAAGAATGAGTTGAGTCTTCAACATGTCATTAAACATGTTAGAGAATCTCTTTCTTAAACGTCCGACAAATTTAGTAAATTTAAGTTCGTCTCTCAGGATCTCAGAAGATCTCCCCAAGTTAAACCCACCTTCTCCATCCATCCTTGAGGGAGGAACGTTAAGCGAACGGTAGAGTTTCTTTTTAAAATACTCAATATCAGTGATTTCGCCCAGGTTTTGTCCTCCGGGGAGAGTTGAGATTTCTGTTCCTCTTCCACCTTCACGTCTTGGGA